TGGGCAAGCGGCAACGAGCCTGAGTTCAGCAACGGCGCTGGGGGCGGCAACGGCGAAAATATCTCCGTTTCCTGCACGCCGCCGAACGGCGAAGCGTTTACCGCAACAAGGTTCAATTTCGACGTTTCTAACTTTTCGATTTACACGGCCTGTAACTCAAACGTTGTGGCATTCCATGTTCAGTTTTCGCTCGTAAATGACACACTTTCACGCATAGCAACGTGTTATCTGGAGGTCGTTTTTAACGACATTACTGGCGAGTCTGTTGTTTCGAGACTAGGTGGTTTTCCCGGAGGTTTCTGTTGTTTTGAGACGATGGTTGAAAACATAACTGCCTCTATAAACATAGCGCCATGAGATTACACGCCAAAGACGTTCTTGCTCGCGCCGCAGAACGCGGCTACTCCCTAGACGACGTTCGCCCGTGCCTCGCAACACCACTCGGTGGCGGGTGGTACGACGTTGATGTGAATCATCCGTCGTATCCTCGCCGCAAGGATGGCGCTAACGATCTCGCGGCCAATGGCCTGGGGGACATGGTTTCTTCGTGGCTATCTTCGATGGGGATAACGGAGAGCCGCGTTAGTGGCATTATAGGAAAGCCCTGCGGTTGCGGTGAGCGAAAGGCTGCGCTCAACGCGGCCGGGGCGAAATGGCTCGGCCTGCCGCCGGGATCCACGGCCCCGGCGGAGATTGATCCGGGGACCCCATAGCGTAGGGTGAAGGCCCGCGGCCAGGGACGGCCGCCGACCCAAGCACGGAGGGCCGAATGCGCAAGGGCCAGATCGGCGGCGACGAGATCACGCGTATAGCCCGGCAGCTCGTCGAGCGGCACCCAGACGCCCCGGCCCGGACGCTGGGCCGCCGGCTCGCGGCCGAGACCGGCGGAGCGATCACACTGCAACAGGGATACCAGCGGATCCGGCACCAGCTCGGGATCAAGGGTCGGCAGCAGCGGGGCAATGCGGCCGACAAGTCGCTCCACCGGCAGCCGCGGGCCGCCGGCGAGGTGGTGACGATGCCGAAGAGCAAGGCCGAGCCCTGGGAGACTCACGACCTGGGAGTCGTCGGGACGATCGGCGTCCTGTCCGACATTCACGTCCCGTATCACTCCGAGGTCGCCCTCGGGGCCGCGGTCGCCGACCTGAAGTCGAGCGGGATCGACGCCCTGGTACTGAACGGCGACACCTGCGACTTCTACGCGATCAGTCGCTGGACGAAGAATCCGCGACATCGAAACTTCAAGGGCGAGGTCGAGCAGATCCGCCAGCTCGTGTCGTGGATCCGCCAGGAGTTCCCCACGATCCCGATCGTGTTCAAAACGGGAAACCATGAGGAGCGTTGGGCGCATTGGCTGTGGCAACACGCCCCGGAGATATCCGACGAGCCGGAGATGGGGCTCGCGTCCTGGCTCCGCCTCGACCAGCACGACATCACGCTCGTCGACGACCAGCGGCCGATCATGGCCGGCAAGCTGCCGATCCTTCACGGACACGAAAAGGGGAAGGGGATCTCGGCCCCGGTGAACCAGGCCCGCGGAGCGTTCCTGCGACTCCACCACACCGTCCTCGAGGGCCACGGCCACCGGACCTCGGGACACTGCGAGCCCGACATGTTCGGGCATGAGGTGTTTTGCTGGTCGACCGGCTGCCTGTGTGACCTTCGTCCGGAATACGCTCGGCTGAACAAATGGAACCACGGCTTCGCGGCCGTGACGGTCCACGCGGACGGATCCTTCGACGTGTCGAACCACAGGATCACGGCCGACGGCCGAGTGAGGTCGTCGTGAGCGGCGACCATCACTTTCAGATCCGCGGCCTCCGCGTCCTGTGGAGGTATGCGAGGCTACGGGGCCGGGCCGCTGGCTGGAGCATCACGCCAGACGAGAAGCGGCCGGACCTGGAGCGAAAGGTCCTGATCGACCAAAGGCTCCGGGGCCGGGCTCGCCTCGAGACGGAGATCCACGAGGGACTCCACCAGTTATTCCCCGACCTGGCCGAGGAGACCGTCTCAGGGGCCGGCCGCGATCTCGCCCGGATTCTGTGGTCGCTGGGATACCGGCTGCCGTGACCGACGCCGACCTCGCCGCCGCGGAGCAGCTCTGCCGCAGGCTCGGTCCGGCCAATTGCTGGACTGGCACGGGAGGTTCTCTAGCCTCGTTCGCTCTGACGATGATCCGAGAACTAAGGGAGCGACACATGATCGAGACGAGAACAGCGGCCGAGCAGATGTTGGAGCAGTCGATAGCAGCCGTCCGCGACCGGCACGGCAAGTACGGACCACCGGCGGAACACTTCGCCAGGACGGCCGCGATGGTCAACTCCGCATTCGGAACGACGTTCACGGCGTCCGACTGGGCGCTCGTGATGATCCTCGACAAGGTCTCGCGGCAGCTCGGGGCAGCGGCCACCGACGACGGCGGGATCGACATCGCGGGATATGCCGCCTGCCATCAGGAGTGCCGGGTCGCGTCGAGTTCGCCCAGGTCCAGCGGCGGCAGGGTGTCGACCGAGCAGGTGTCCCGCGGGCAGATCAGCGGGTCCACATAGACGGCCTGGAGGGCCGGGTCGCTGTGGTCGAGGAGCTGGGTCGCCGCGGCGGCTCCGCCCGCCAGGGCCGCGTAGGAGGCCGCCATGCGGCGGAATCCGTGGAAGCCTCGTCCCCGATACTCGACGCCGGCAGATCGGCACAGGACTTGTAGAGAGGCCCAGTGGCTGCGGGTCGCCCGGTCCCACGGCCAGACCAGGTCGTCCGGCCCGCGACGGTGCTCCGCGAGCATCACGGCGAGCTGCGGCGTCACGGCCCTCTCGATGTCGCGGGTCGCTCCTTTCCTCGTCCCGGCCAGGAAGATCACGCGACGGCGGTCGAGGTCCACCTGGCCCCAGCGTAGCGACGTGAGGGCCTCGAATCGCTCGCCCGTACATACCGCCGCGTATATGAGCGTGCTCCACCACCAGCTTGACGGCAGGCCTCCGGTCCTCCCGATCCGACGCTTCGCTGCCCTGATCAGGGAGCCGACCTCGTCGGCCGTATAGGCACGTCCGATAGGGATCGTCTTCGGGACCTTGACCTTCGGGACCTCGGGAAAGTCTGTAGCGATTTTCTTACGGGCGAGGTATTCCCAGACGGCCCGGATCATGTTCCGGTCCTTCCTGATCGTGGCCGGCTTCGGCAGGCGACCACGCCATCCAGGCGTGACGCGTCGCCACTCCAAATACTCCGCGACGACCACGTCCTCGAGGTCCCCGACCGTCGGCGGTCGTTTCAAGAATCGCTCCAGACGATCGAAGAGCATTCCGTAGAGCGAGACCGTGTGGGGCTTCAACTCACGGAGCAAGGCATACCGACGAAACGCATCACGCAACGGCATTGAACGCATGGCATCACTTCCTTTTTTGTTTAGATGCCGGGCAGCCTACAGGACTGTACACGCGTTCACCACTATTCCACTCCCCTCACCTGAACGTTTGTACTCCCCTCGCCTCCACTAGAAACCTTGCCCGGCACTTCGACTCTTTCCTCGCCGGCCGACCAATGCAAACGGTCGCGCCGGCTGGGCAGGTCGCGAGGGTCGGGCAGGTCGGACAGTTTGACTTGACTACCGCTGCCGGTAGAGTTGAAGGGATGAAAACGATGTCTCCTGACGGTAAGTGGTGTTCGGTTGGCGAAGCGATCGAGATCGCCGGATGCACGGAAGGTCTTATCCGACTACGCCTCCGCGAGGGTCGCCTTCAGGGCTATAAGGTGAACGCTCGGGCGTGGATGGTCAGCGTCGACGGATGCAAGTCGCTCCGAGACACGCTGGCACCACACTCGAACGTCCGGAAGGCCGAGGCCGCAGCGTCGGCGAAGCCGAAGGCTAGGCGCAAGAAGTCGAGGGCGTGATGGCTGCCTGGATGATCTGGCTCGTGCGGTCGATCGCGTCGTTCCTGCTCGGTGCATTCGGCCTGATCTTCGGGGCGGCCGGCGCGTTCGGCGGCGAGCGGAACGCGATCGCTATCGGCATGGGCGTCGTCATGATCGCCGCCGCCTGGCTGTCGTGGCCTCGAAG